TGCGTGGGGGGCCCGAGGGGGGGGCGTGGGGGGTCTGGCCGGGGGGGGGGGGGCGGGGTGCCGGGCTCCCCCCCCGGCCGGTCAGCCGCGCTCGTCGAGCGTGACGAAGCAGGAGCGCGTGTTGGTGCCGTTCTCCGGCTGGATGGCCGCACCCCAGGCGGGCTGGCCGTTCACCCGGAAGATGAAACGGAACGCGGAAAGCCCCTGGTCGAAGTAGAGATGCATCGACACATCGGTCTGCACGCCGGTGCCCTTCGTCAGCGCCCAGTACTCGTTCAGGTCGGCCAGGATGATGTCGCCCTTGTCGCCCAGGGTCGAACAGGCCTCGATCGGCACCACCGGCCGGCCCTTGAGGCGGGCATAGGGCGAATCGGACGCACCGCCCGGCGGCAGATAGGCCGGAACCATGGACGTCGCACCGGGATCGAACGCCATGCCGTCCAGCTGGGGCTCGATGTCCTGGTTGATCAGCCAGACGGCACTGCGGCGGCACGGCGCATACATGCGCGACCACATCTTGTTGATGTTCGCGAAATAGACCGTGTCGGCGGGCTGGCTGCTTTCCTTGGCCACCGAAATCAGGCACGCCGAGTTCAGCAGGCCGCGCGGCTGGCCGGCCCCGGTACCGCGAATGATCGAGGTGTTGATCTTCGCGGCCATCTTGGCCGGGGCCTTGGCGCGCAGCCAGCTTTCCAGACCGACAGCGTCTTCCATCAGCTCATCGCTCAGCGGCACCAGCGCCATCAGCTTGTTCAGGCGGATGGTCAACATCTCAAGCTGGGGCTTCGAGTTGGTCGCCTGCGCGCCCTCGCTTTCCCAGTAGACCTGGATGCCGTCGCTGGTCTGCCACGGCGTCGTCTCGTCCTTGGGGATGGTGATGTTGTTGGAACCCGTGCGCAGGGGTGCGCAGCGGGTCAGCAGGTTCTCCTGTTCCAGCACCTTCTGCCAGATCTCCCGGCGGAACTCGGGCGGAACGGCAAAGCCGCCATCGGCGCCGACACCCTCGTTGCCATAGGTCGTGGCAACATTGTGCAGCCGGCGGACATGTTCGTTCTCGGTGTCACCGCGCGTGTTGCGCAGCACGGCCTGGGCAAACGTGCCGAAGCTGTCGAAGCCGCGCCGCGCGTCGTTGAGGCGCGGCTGCGCCGGCACGCCGGGCCGTGCCGCGGCTGTACCGCCGGTGCCGGGGGTCCGCACCTCGGACGCGGCGCGACGCGGCTGGGCGGCGGGCGGCGTGCCGACGGCCTCGCGGGCGGCGATCTGGCGCTCGACCTGCTCCCGCTGGGCGGCGATCGCGTCGATGCGTCCCAGTTCGTCATCGGTCAGGTCGCGTTCGGCCGTATCGGCCTCGGCGACGACGGCTTCGGCCTCGGTGACAAGCGCTGCCAGCTGGTCACGCAGGGTCTGAAGGGCATTGTCCGGCGCGGCCATCGCGAAGATGGCGCCCGCCGGAAACACGCTTCCGATGGTCGCAACAAATGCGGCCTTGGACATGGTGCTGTTCCTTTGGTTGGGCACGGCGAAGGCCATGCGATACCGGTGCCCCAGGCCGGCCAGTGGGGGCGCCATCCGGCTTGCCGCCGGAATGGGTGTCAGCCGCGCAGGGCGTCGATGGTGGCGAGCGCGCGCGCTCGGTTGGGCCGCAGCGCGGCCGGCAGATTGCGGAACATGGCCGGGTTGCGAACGGCCGCGGCCGCCTTCAGAGGCACGTCGACGACGTCAGCAAAGCCGAGATCGACGGCCTCATTGGCCGGCATCCACTTTTCCTCGGCCATCCACGTCGCGATCTGGGCGCGGTCCTGCTTCGAGCGGGCGGCGTAGGTATCGACCATCTTGATATTGATTGAGTCCAGTAGATCGGCCCGCTGGCGATGTTCGGCCGACGGGCCCTCCGTCACGCCCCATGCTTCGTGGATCATCATGAAGGCGCCGTCGGCCATGCGGATCTCGTGGCCGGCCATGGCGATGATGCTGGCGATCGAGGCGGCAATGCCGTCGATCCAGACCACGATCCGCGCGCCGTGCTGGGCCAGCAGCGCCTGGATGGCACGGCCCTCGAACACGTTGCCGCCGTCGGAATTGATGTGCACGTCGATGGTCTTGACCGCGCCCATCGCCTTCAGGTCGGACTTGACCCGCGAGGCGCCGATCCCGCCGAACCATCTTTCGCCGATGAGGTCGTAAAGGAACATCTCGCCGCGGTCGGCCTTGGCCGCGACGCGATAGTTTAGCTTCTGCCCGGGCTGGCGGGCAGGGATGGTGTAGGCGGCCATGCCAGGTCCTCTCAGTCGATCGTGACCAGCCGGGTCAACCGGCCGTCGATCACGGCGTCCACCACACGCAGACGGTCGAGCGAGCGCGCGTCGATGTTGGCAGCCTCGGAATGCTCACCCAGCACCAGCGTGGTGCCATCACGCCCGTCTACACCGTCCCGACCCGCAGCTCCGGCCGGACCGGCCGGCCCTGTCAGGCCGCGTTCACCGCGCGGGCCGGCAGGACCCGTCTCACCACGCTCGCCGCGCGGACCCGCCGGACCCTCTGCGCCGGTCGGGCCCTCGGCGCCGGTCGGTCCCTGGGGGCCGGCCTCGCCACGCTCACCCTGCGGGCCGACGAATCGGCCGACAGTCGTTTCAGTCCCGTCGCTGAACAGCAGGACCAGCACACCGTCGCGCAGCTCGGTCGCGGTGATCGACCGGCCGTCGCGGCCATCGCGGCCGTCTCGGCCTGCATCACCGCGGTCACCCTGCGGCCCCCGCGCGCCTGCGACACCCGCAGGCCCGGGCCCTCCATCGGCACCGGCGGGACCCGCGGGACCCGCGGGACCCGCGGGACCAGTCAAGCCGGTCTCCCCGCGCTCACCTTGCGGGCCACGCTCACCTTGTGCGCCGGTCGCCCCGACGGCGCCGGCAGGACCGGCTTCGCCGCGTTCGCCCTGCGGCCCACACTCGCCGGACGGCCCGGCAGGCCCAGCCGCACCATCCGCACCTGCGGGACCAGCCGGCCCGGCCTCGCCACGTTCACCTTGCGGCCCACGCTCCCCGGCTGGCCCCCGCTCACCGTTTGCGCCGGCCGGCCCGGGCTGTCCATCCCGCCCGTCGCGCGCACCCGGCCGGGCCTCCACGAGTGCAATACGGCCCGAAACACGATCGACCACCGCGACCAGCCGGCGAAACAGAACTTCCCAGCTGTGTTCGGGGGCGCCGCCCTGCGCGCGGGCCACAACCATTCCGTCAGGCGGCAAGGCGGGCATCGACGTCCTCCTCCAGCCGGTCAAGCGCGGCCATGAGGTCGGCCGGCGGCGGATCTTGCCGGCCAGACGCGGGCGCCGGAGCAACAGGCGGCGCGGGCAATGCCGTCTGGCCGGCGATCAGTTCAATGTTCGTCATCTGGGCCTGCATCACCCGCAACTTGCCGGCCGCGCCGCCAATCGGGTTCATGCCTTCCTTCGTCCGCCATTCATCGGTATCGATGATCCCGTGCAGACGTTTGATGGCCAGCGCCTCCGACCGCGCCTTGACGTCAGCGCGTTGCAGTTCGTCCATGTCCATGCGCGTGAAGTAAAAACCCTGGCGACGTGGGCCGAACAACTTGGCGTTGGCCTCTTCCTCGAACCGGACCACCCACGGGGTGACGGAATCAACCACCACCTCGATCGACTGGTGTTCGACATTGTTGTAGTGGGCGTTCAGCAGGTGCATCACCTTGTGCGGCGGCACGCCGAACCACCGGCACATCACCGCGACCTGGTGCTCCATCGTTTCGAGGAACTGGGCCTTGTCCGGCTCGACGGTCAGAGCCTTGAACTCCATGCCCGCGTCGAGAAACATCACCTTGGAGGCGTTGCGCACGCCCTGGTAGACGGCTTTCACCTCGGCCTTGAGCTTCTTGTACGCACCCTCGGACATGGCGCGCTTGCCGGTGACCACCCCCGACGGTGAGGCCCCGTTGCCGAAAAACGCCGCACCGAACAGGGTTGTGGCCTGCGCCCAGCCGATCGACTGGGCCGCATAGGCAATCACCGACTGCCCGACGGGCCCGTCGCCCAGACCCCGGATGTGGAACATGTCGGCGGCCGGGATGATCGTGCGGCCGTCCATGCCGTTATCGACCTCATAGACCAGTTCCCGGGTTTCCAGATCGCGCTGCACCTCGACACGCCACGGCTGGATCGGCCACAAGCCGATCGGCCGGCCGGCGGTGTCGCGCTGGATCTCCGCATAGCCGTTGCCCCACAGCAGCACCCAGCGCATCAGCTGGGCCTTGAAGTGGAACGGCGTCCATTCCGCGCTGGGCGCGCCGGACAACAGCCAGTCCACACCGTTGCCGGTGGCGCGTTCGGCACCGCCTTCGCGACGCTCGCGCATGACATGCCAGGGCAGGCAGCCGATGGTCTTGCTCAGGTACTCGACGCAGGCCCACACGACGTCGTTCTTCAGCGCGTTGTCGGGCGTGACCGGCACGCCCGACAGCGTGGACGGGAACATGCCCACCCGGTGCTGGTCAGGCTCGCGCGGCTCGGTCGTCTGGCGACGGCCGAAGAGTTTTGCCCAGAACCCCATGGGTCAGTCCTCGTCCGGTTGCTCGGCCTGCCAGGCCTCGAAGCGGGCCTTCATGACCTCGAACTGCGGATGGTCGCGGTTGCCGAGCGCTGCGAAGTCGATCTCGTCGTCGTTTGCCGATGGTTCGTCCGCCTTTGCAGCGCGTGCCATCTGCGAATAGACGCTCAGTTGCGAGGGCGGATTCAGCGTCATCATGGCGACCGCGCCGAACAGCGAAATCGGCCCGTCGATCTTGCCGGTCCCCGAAACCTGCTTGTCGATCACAATGGCATTGCCTTTGGCGACGGCCTTGCAGTTGCCGATCTGCCAGTCCATGCACGCCTGGTCCGCATGCAGCAATTGCTGGCCTGCCAGCTTGACCTCGGTGGTCTTGATGGAGCCCGACAGCTTCCAGCCCTGGGCGATACCCATCACCCGCTCGTCGGATTCCTCGACGTTCTCGATGTGCCTTGCGGCCAGCGCGTCGATGATCAGGCCCACGCCCATCGGGTCCAGCCCGACCTTCCACAGCAGGCCGGCCTCATCGACCTCTGCCGAGGTCTCGGCCGCACTGGCATACGCATCGGCCATGTCATCGACGATCACCAGGTCGCCGTCGGCCGCAAAGTCCAGCATGCGCGGCGCTTCCTCGGCGCGCAGCGCAAGCACTTTCCGGTGCACCCAGCACTTCGTCCAGGACAGCCAGGTGCCGCGGGTTTCTCGGCCGAGGACCGTCAGGCCCAGCAAATCATCCAGCCCGCCACCGTCGATCGAGATGACGGCGACCTCCACCCGGTCCAGCAGTTCGGCCAGCGTGAACTTGCGCGCCGCGGCCTTCCAGTAGTCGGCGCCTGCCCAGCGGTCGGCCTGCAGCGCCAGCCCGATCTCGACGTTGAAGTGCTGGCTGGCGAACAACGCCAGATCGGCCGGGTCGTTCGACGATGCCTTGGCGACCAGTTCTGACCGGAGAAAGTGAATACTCACCGAACGGTTCAGGTTCGGGTTGACCATCGGCCAGGTGCGTTCGTCCTGCCAGCCGCCGTCCTCACTCATGTGCCGCGGCAGTTCGTACAGGATGGGCAGCATCGGCAGTTTCAGCTTGCCGTCGCGGACCTTTCGCGCCACCGCCAGTTCCGCCTTGAACACCCCGGCCGGCGGCTTCTTCGACTGCGTCGTAATCTGCAGCAGGAACCCGTCCGGCCGTGCTGCCAGCGCGCCCCGGATCTCCGTGAACACGTCCTTTGCCCGGGCCTTCTCGGCAAAGACGTGAGTTTCGTCGATCAGGGTGCCGATCTGCTTGCCGCCGGTGATCACATCCGTGTCGGCGGCCTTGATCTTGACGTACGCGTCGTCCTTCCGGTTGGTGATTGTCCGGATATGGCGCTGCTGGTGAAACATGTCCGTCAGGACATCGTCGGCATTGATCGTGTTCGACATCTGCGAGAATGCGATGTCGGCGACTTCCTTCGTCGGCGCGATCAGCGTGAACTCACCGGCCGGCCGCCGGTTCATCAGCATCGCGGTCAGCATGATGCCGGCGGCGCCTGACGACTTCGAATTCTTCTTCGGCACCAGGAGGAAGAACTCCTGGATCATCCTTATGTGCAGCTCCGGGTCGTAGGACCCGAAGATCGCGGCGACCAGATCGAACAGCCAGGGTCCGGCCGCCTGGCCCATGGTCGGCTGGCCGAACACGTCCGGGATGCGCAGCCGCTTGAAGATGCGGACGCCCCGGTCCCGTTCCTCGGCAAACAACGGCAGATCGGGGATCAGGCTCCGTCCCGTGCGGATGCGCTCTTCCCAGTCCGGACACGACGTATCCCACAGCGGCGGCCGCTCGATCATCGCGGCGACGCTCAATTGGGCCGCCCCGGTGCGCCGCCATGGGGCGCCAGATCACCCTCCCAGGCCGTTCCGGTCCCGGCCTGCTTGCCGGCTTCCTTGGCCTTCGCCTTCTTGCCTGCGCCGGCATCCGTGGTCGTCTCACCCAGCGTCTTCAGCGCGGTCGCCAGGTCCTTCGCGGTCTGCGCGCGGGACCGCAACGACACCGCGTTCAGCCATGCCCGCCGGCGCTCCAGCGATTTGTCTGCCGCCGTCTCGGCAATGATCGCTTCCTCGATCTCGCCGATATAGGCCGTCACCGTCTCCAGCTCATCCAGCATGCGCTCGATGATCGACCGCCCGCGGTTCGAAAGGGTCGATGCATCCGGGCCTTCAGACGCGCGATCCAGCGCAGGCCGCGGCCGATCCGCGCGCGGCGGTGCAGTCACCGGCGGTTCCGGTGCGGGACGGATCCAGCCCTCGGCCTTGGCCTTTTTCAGGATCGCCGGGTGCGTGACGCCGAAATCCCGCGCTATCTGGCGCACCGACGCGCGGGTCCCGGTATAGGCTTTCCTTATCGCGTCCCAATCGCGACCGGGCGGCGACCCGGAAACCTGCCCGGTTACCACCCGAAATC